CTAATTCACCTAATGCTCTATTTTGGGCAACTGGTCCTTCAATATATTTTTCTACTTCACGTTTCAAAACCGCATCTGGATAGATACGTCTATTATGGTTAGCAGCGTTAGCACGTTGAACAACTCCTTCTACAACAAGATTTTTTGTAGGACCTAACTTAGCCTCCATTAATGATTGAGGGCTAATTGTAAAAGGTAGATATTCTATTAATACTTCTTTTGACATTATTTAGCGTCTTCTGTTCCTGGGATTGTTTGATAACCTTGTTTTCTAGCTAGGTTAATAGTGTTAGGATTAGTAGCAACCATTGTTGAATTACCTTTTTTTAACATTACTTCTTTAACTATTTTTTTAATTAAATCAATATTTTCTTTAGTTAATTCAATATCTTTAACAGATAATTTACCTTTAGCTTCTTCTGGGGTTTTTAATTTAAGAGGTGTTTTTAAGTATTTGTTTAAAAATGGTAAACCTCTTTTGTTGTTGGATTGATAAACCTTATCAAAAGAAATCATATCCATTTTAGTGTTAATATCAATAATTTCATGATCTTCATCAAACCATTTTGGTTGAGTGATTTTTCCGTTTTCGATATCAACTTTGAGTTTTTCTTTATCCCACATATTAGTGGTAATTTTTTTAGGAAGACCAAATTTAGAAGCATCAAAAGCTTCAGCTAATGATATACCTAATGTTGATTGTTTTTCCTCACCACATAGATAATCGTATACTGATTGAAGATAATCTTGTGATTTAGTTAATTTAGCTTGAACCCATGCATCTAATTGTTCACCATCATCAATTTTAGACATTAATTTAGACACATTTGACATCATAGACTTTAATTGAGAATGAGCCATATCTGATTCATCATCAGCTTGTTTCCAATCATCTTCTTTTAAGGCTTTAGCATCTTTAGCTGCTTTTTCCTCATCATTGGCTACAACAGCATCATAAGATTTCATTGTAACTGGTTTTCCTTGGGCACTTAATTTAATTAATTTTTCAGCAACATCATGCAAATCCATATCTGAAGTGGCATCCTCACGAGCAAATTCTAACATACGAATAAACAAAGGAACATCCATAATAACATAGTCAGTTGGATTTTTTCTTTTTTCTTCTAAATCAACAGACTCTTTAACTACTTTAGGTTTTTCCATTTGGTTTTTAGCTTTATTATCTTTAGCTTTAACCTCTTCCATTTCAGTAGCAGTAGATGCTTTTTTTCTATTAGGTTTTTTTATACCTAATAATTCATATGTAGCATCTTCTAATAAATCTGTATAATAATTTGGGTTTGACATAACATTTTTAACTGCTTTATCTAATGCTTTTTTAACAGTTTCATTTGTTACAGCGCCACCCATTTTTACTAATTCGTAGTCAAGTCCTCTTTGAACCTCAAAAGGGTTTGCTTTATCAATGTCTGGAATTGAGGACATGAGTGAGGATAAATATGTATCTTTAGTTGCCATTTATATATAAATATATTTAGGAATTATATTCCTGTGATTAACCTTGACCTACTGATAGTTTTTTATAATGTTTACTTTGTTTTAATTTGCTGGTTTTTGTTTTTGCATGAACTCCTGGTCTACTTACTTTTGATTTTGCTTTAAAAGTAGAAGAAAATGATGATTTTGCTTTAGCCATTTTTAGTTAACTGTTTAATTTTAGATTGTAACATTTTAATTTCGTTTGTCATTTTTTCTAAAACCGCACTAGTTCTTTTCAAATAAGTTAAATTCTCATTTGATTGTTTTAACTCAGTTCTTAATCTATCAGTAAATTCTAATATTCTATTTATTTCATTAACTCGCTTAAGTACCTCTTTCATAGCATTATGAATTTGGTCAGCAGGTTTACGTGTTTCAGCTGTTCTTTTAAATTGAGAGTATCTCACCTCATTAATTTGATGTTCATTCCATAAGTAACTAGCATCTAACATGTCACTAGGTTGAACTTCTTTATAACCATATTTTTTAGTATAAACATTATCTTTAGTTCCTTTAACAAATGTTGAAGGAAGACCAGATTTATTTGGTTTTGATTTTGGTCTTGGATTAATAGCTGCTTCATTTTTAGCTTTTTTCTTTAAAAAAGCATATTTTGCCGCAATACCTGGAACTGCACCTGTAGTAGAAACTTCTTGTTTAAGTTTCTTTTTAATATAAGCTTCAACTACTTTTTTTACAAGTTCTTTTTTCATAGAGTTTTATTTAATTCACTTACTAACTCATGGTACTGAAGTAATGTGATCAAATGATCATCTTTTACGACTTGTTTTTTAGATAATGGTTTAATTAAGTTGATTGTTTCTTGTAACTTGATTTCAGTTGTTTTATCATCAACTTTTGATTTAATTTTAGTTAAAGTTTCTCTAATTTCTGTTAAACTTTTATTAACAAATCGTCTTAAATAATCAACATTAGAAATATTGTTGATATATTCTTTTAAAACAACTTTTTGCTTTTCAGTTAAATTAGAATACTTACTATTGAATTTTTCAACTAATATTTTATAAGCTAAAATACGGATATCTTTATCTTGAGACTTAAATTCTTCAACAATTTTAGTTTCAATATTATCAGTATTAACATCACCTTGGGTTAAATGTTCTAGCAATGTTACTTTATTAGTTAAAATAACATCAGGAGCTATAAAATCTGAGGATTTGTTAATTTCTAATAATGAATAAATAGCAGCTGATGTTTTATAATGAGATACTTTGTTTTTAAAGAAATTATCTAAATCATAATGTTTTTTAATTTCACGAATTAAATCATATTTTTCTTTTTTAATTTTATCTTGATTAAGTTTATCAGATATTTTTAAAACAGTATTAATTAACATATCAGCTTTTGACTCAGTTAATTTACTACTGTTAATTAAAGAATGATATAATTTTTGTTCTTTAGATAATTCTGTATCTGTAAAATATCGTTTAGCGATTTTAACAGCAGGTGATTCTTTTCCAGCCATAACATCAGAGGCGATCTGCCTAACTAAAAGCTCGAATAGAATACCCGTGTTCTTATACTTCGAATGTTTAATAGTCATGAAGGTATAATTATACTAATTATAAATATATACTTATTTTAATTCCTCACGAATGTTATCTTCATTTAGTAAACTACTTCCTTTAAACATATCTGTTTTACGTGGAAGATCATTGAAGATATTTTTATTTTGTAAATAAATAGCTTGAGTTGATGATGGAGCTTTAATATTTTCATTAACCTCTTCTTCATCTTTGTATTTACCTTTCATACTATCAACACCTAATCTATCTCTACCAAAAGGATCTTTTTGAGTATTAATAAAAGAAGCTTTATCTTCAGGTCTACCAGGTAAATTTACAATATTTGGATCATTTTCATCAAATCCTGGAGGTACATCTCTAGTTGATGTATACCTTCCAGTACCATAAGCGTTAGCTAATTGGTGTGGTGTACCATAAACTTGACCTGTTTCGGCTGGATCGTTGCCTTCTTCTTCGATTTGTTTCATTCTAAATAAACGTTTCTTGTCTTCAGCTACTAAATCTCTATATTCATCATATTGATCTTCACTAAAGTGGAAAACATTATCATAAATCCAATTAGAAGGTAATAAACCTGTTTCTTGAATTGAAGCAGCTAAATCAACTTTTTCTTTCATTAAAGCAACTCTTTCTTGATCATAAATGATAGATGGAGTTGTTAAGTTTAATTCAAAGTTAGTTAAACTTTCATTATCATAACCTTGAGTATATAAATGTACTAAAGCAATTTTAGTTAACTCACTTAATAAAATACGCTGAATACGTTCAACTGTACGAGCAAATCTAATATCTTCAGCTGCTAAGGTAGCTTTACCACTTAAATCTTTTTCATAACCTAAATAAGCTTTTGGAATTTTTAAAGCGGCGAATAATTTATCTCTTAAGTAAGATACATCTTCAATTCCATTATAATCTAATCCTTTAGCTGTATCAATTTTAGTTGTTGAATCACCACCTCTAACAGGAATATAAATATCTTCTAACATGTTTTGCATGTTATATTTTAAGTTATATTGACCAGTGTTAGGATCAATAAATGGAGTTTTCTTAACTTTCTGCATCATACGTTGCATATAGTTTTCAACTTCATTTGGTGGAATATTACCTACATTAACATAGAAAACACGTTTTTCTGGGGCACGAACAATTCTATGAATTAACATAGCATCTTCCATTAATATGTATTGTTTAAATAATTTTCTTCCTGGTTCAAGATATGAACGACCATATGGAAGATAATTTACATCATTAAGTAAACGGAAGTGAGCAATTTCATAATTATCAAATGTAATTAAGTTTGAATTTTGTTGGTTAGGGGTATAATAATATCCTGAAGATGAACCACCATAGAA